GGTTTAGTTACTTCGGCAGTATTTTCAAAATTATTTACGCGAGGTTGTACACGCCAACCCCAATACCATAAAGCGATGTTAGCAGCAATTATCGGATCACTAGCCAATTCAGGACTAGTTACTAAACGATCGTCCCCAAATAATGCTTTTGATGCAGCAGTATAATTAGCTTTACCAGTTAACTGTATAAATCCTCGACCACGATATTTCCAACCATCGCCGGGTCTAGTATTTCCTAAAGAACGAGCCAATTCAGGATTGTGTCTTATATCATAATTTCTAGTAATTTGCCTTTCGCTGCCTATCTCAATTAATTTAGTAAAGGCACCGGTTTCATGGTGTGTCTGAGCAATAAATTGTGCTAGTTCTAATCCTTTCATTCCGGTACTTACTGCAGTATCAACTAAGAGATCACGCAAATTATTTGGCTCTAAACTATGCAAAAACTGTATCACCGGATCGATTTTCTTTTTAGGAACTTGTAATTCGGCCGGTACATCGGGATAATCTTGTATAACAGCGGATTTACCGAATATTTGATCTTTGCTAGGTAAATTTAAATCTTTACCGTAATGTGCTGCACCCATTGCTATTCCACCAATCAAGCCAAGGCGAGCTAGATTACTCTTAAACCCTTCGGTTAGAGCACTAATTAATAGTCTTGCGATAGCTTGTCCTTTGGACTTTAGCAATTCTTTCGTCTCCTGTGCTAGTTGTTGTGCTTCTGGAGAAGCCGCTTTGTCAAACTTACTTGAGTTTACTACTTTATTGATCTTACTCAAATAAATTTCTTGAATACGCTTTAGTAGATCTTCGGCACTGACGTAGGCGATGCCAGAGGCCGATAATCGATTATTCAGTTCTAATGTACGAGCTAATCCTACAATAGAACCCACTATTTGCTCAATTGTAACTTCGTCTCCTAATCCTGGGTAACGAGCAAGTAGCGGATCAAACTTGTTACACTTAAAATATTTAGCAATGTCTGCTGCCCACCGCTCGGGAATCGTAGTAATTGTAGCAATTTCTACGTCTTTTTGCTTGCTAAACGGAACAATTTGTCCGTTTGAACTCTTAATTTGTACCCCTAAGTCCGAAATACTAAGGTTTAGAGCTTCACCCAACGAAGAATATAGGCTAGCACTTAGCACACCTTTGACGCCCTCGGGCGGGCTAAACACATCACTCCAACGAACTAGTTCCCCAAAAATACTAACTAAATCAACTTGAGCATACTTGTTAGCACCGATTTTGACTATGATATTCTTTCCGTTTTCGCTTTCATAGGAGCCAGATTGTTGTCCATAGCTTTTTGCTAGATCATAATAAAACTGTTTGTTTTCGTTATTGGTTTTATCAGCGATACGTGGAATTATAAATTGTATATCGATGTCGCCATAGCGTCGATCTGGCTGTGTTTTTAAATGACGTTGATAATAAGTACCGCTGCCAACCGGGCGACCAAATTCTATTTTGGGTACCCCCCGATCAGATAGCCATTGATTCATTCGCGGCTCTACTTCATTTTTGAGCATCTTTACAACTTTATCTAACACTTTAGGCGTTATTACAGTTTCTTGTGTTTTAGTCGATGCCCACCCACCTTCGAGAACGATATCACGAATCTTCATATTTTTGATCCTGATTCAATTTTTGATAACTTAATGTAGTAATCGGGATCTTCGTTTAAATGATCTAAAGCAATCTCTATTGCAGTGCTGCGATCTTTGGTGTGCTCAAATTCAACTGCTATTCCACGTTTTAATTGTTGCTGAACATAACTGGCAGGCACATCAAATTTATTAGCAATATCATTTATTTTAGGACGATTTTCATCTAGAATCAGTTCTTCGTTATTAATATCATCCATTAATTGTCTAAACCATCCAGCACTGCCTATTTGTCGTGATTCAGGTAATTGGAATCCTTCGGCTCCTAAAGTAGTACGAGCATCAGCAACCATTGATTCGTATTCAGGAAGTCCTTTAATCTTTCGAACAATCGAATCTACAGATTTTACATCATCGGGTTTAGCTGTTGGTCCTAGCAATACCTGAGCAATTCTTTTGGGATCTTGAGCACCATCAATGGGCTGTTCAGTCATTCGACTGCTTAAACCATTGGCATAACTCCATTTTAATCCGTGATACTTAGCAATACTAGCTAACAGAATATGCTTTTGACGTCCACCTTGCATACTGAAATGCATCCAATCGGGATTGCCAAACATAAAATCTGTCTGTACTGTACCGTTTGTAGCATTGCCCATAATTGGAGTATTAAAATGTACACTGGCGCCTGATTTTTTAACGTACTGTCGAGGATCTAATTTATTTTTTACACACCAAGCTTTCAATGTTTGTTCGAGCTGCTCTTTGCTGGTTTTTGCCGGATCCACTGCTAAATCTAAATCACCCGAACTGGGTTTACGCCCTGTACTACCTAACCAACGTTTGGGCAATCCGTCACTTTGGTCAATTTCGCTAGTAAGATCTAATCCGGTGACTTTTTCTAAAAATTGCACTGTAGGCATTATTTCTTTTTGATCAATACGTCGGGTAACTGGGTTACCCTCAGCATCTTTGAAAACATTGCCACCTTCAAGAAGAAATCTACTCATTTAAGACCTCTGAATTTTACCATAGTTTATTGCTTGAAGTATTTGATTTATCGCTGGATCAACTGGCTTTCCGGCAGAATCTACGTAGGTATTACCTTGTAAGGTAAATTTCTTTGCCGGAAGAGTTCCTGTTGCCGGAACAGCGACTGTGGTACCTCTGTCCGCTGCACCTGTACTGGTAGCAGTACTAGCGGCAGGCTGACCAGCAGCCGGAGCAGCTGGCCCTGTTTTAGTGATATCTTTAGTCGGTGTAGACACATTAGCGGCCGAAGCAAAACTTCTAAGTGATGGTGCTCCGGAACTTTGACCGATAATTTTAGCCGCAGTATTCATTCCACTACCAGCCGAAGATGCTGCCATTCCTAAAGCATTAGAACCTGTGGTTGTTTTTTGTTTGAACTTTTCCCAGGTTGTAGGTTGAGCTGCAATTTGGGCTCTTGCGGCATCCATTGGACTTTGTTCTTCGAGATCCATGGACATAAGCTTTTCAAATAATGCATTAGAATCAAAATCTATCGATTCGGCTGTTGCTGTTGCAGTAGCCGGTGCGCCGCCAGCACGAGCACGAGCACGAGCTTCACGTTTTCTTATAGCATCGGGTGTTGAACTGAGAGGTGCTCCTGCCACTCTACCACCAGTTCTTACTTTCTTGGGTGTAGTTGGCGTTGTTTCTGTTGATTTTGTAGCAGAAGAAGTTTTTCCACCACCAGCTGCAGCAGCGGCAGCGGCCCGGGCATCAGCAGTAGATGTTCCGCCTGTGGCTGTAGTTGTTCCGCCTGTGGAGGTAGCTGTGCCACCGGTGGCAGATCCTCCAGCACCACCTGCTACGTTAATATTGAATACATTGCCAGCAGCACCACTACCTGCTCCGCCAGGTCCTGGCTCGGGCTTGGGTTCTGCTTTCTTTCCTTTTTCGATGATATCTGCTAATACCTGTATCCACTGTGGGGTTATAGTTCCTTTTCCACGAACAAAATCATAGAATCCTTCTTCAAATTCATAGGGATTCGAAAAGGGCGATTCTCCGCTAGGACCGGGTGCAGGTGCAGGTCCAGTAGCGCCATCGGGTCCAGTTGGTGCAGGTCCAGTAGCGCCATCGGGTCCAGTTGGACCAGTTGGACCAGTCGGTGCTGGTGCTGGTTCGGGTGGTGTATCGGATGGTGTAATTACTCCATCTAATGGAATACTTAGATCTTTAAAGACTTTTTCAATTAATCCGTCTTTAACACCTTGCGAACGTAGGAATTTAGCTACTTCAACCGAATCAACTGATCCAGAAGTAATATTGCCGCCACGACGCCAGTTTAGATCTAATCTATTAAACGTAATTTTGTTTTTAGCATCGTTCCACGCGGTACTAGCAGCATTGGCTATTCCTCCACGAATTTTTTGCCATGTACTCTTATCCTCTTTATTCCAATTTGTGCCGTCAAATTGATAAACATCATTACCAACTTGATAACGATCATTGGGTTGAGCATCTGTGACTGTGTTTAAAGCAGCAACATTGGCCACTTCGCCACGAACAGGATTTTTCATTGATGCTTCATCGAGTGCTTCTAAAGATTCAAAAACTCGACGTACACCGTATGGTGTTAGATAAACAGCACTAATTTGAGGTAATCTTAGGCTTTCCTGTATAGCAAAGTTTGATCGTATTTTATTATAATCTAACACTGTTTCGGTCAAGACTGGTCCACGTAAAACACGTGATTCTTTAGTAACCCCACCTTTCCAACCAGCCCAAACATTGCCTTGCCCTGGTGTACCACCTGGAGGTATTTTTAATTCGTATCCAACTGGCAATCCTTTTCCTTGCGGTCCAATGATTTGCTCAAGTCCAGGATTAGCATCTAAAATTTGTTGTGCTGTATGCCCGGTGCTTTGAGCAATATAGCCTAGTTGATCACCGTTTTGTGTAGTATACGTCCCTCCGCTAACTGGTGGTGTGGGAGTATCTATCGAGCCCACACCATCTGTGGGTCCTGGTGTTTGGTTGGGATTGCTGTTTCCATAATCACCGGGCGGCTCTGTGGGCATATCCACTGAACCCACACCATCTGTAGGCTCTGGAGGAACTGCACTACTGCCACTACCACCAGCATCAGCGTCTGGAATGTCAGGTTTGTTTATAAAGTCTTTGAGAGCACCAAGACCAGCAGTAACAGCAGCAGCTTTAGCGGCCTTGTACAATGCACTAGTAGCTTTATCGCCCATTAACAAACGATCAATTAAAGCTATTCCACCGACTGTTCCAGCAACAGCAGCTCCGCCGCCTGCGGCCCAACCAGCAGCAGCAATCAAGGCAGCATATACTGCGGTTTTAAGTATAGGACTATCCTTAGATACTTCTCGATACCATTGTATAGCTCTAGCTGTTTTACTTCTGTCACCGCCTAATTTTTGAATTAGACCGCCTTGTATTTTATCTACAAAAGCATCAAGAGCAGCAGGGCCGCCCATACGTGACATTTTAGATTTAGCTTCTTCCCACTTGTCTGCTAATCCAGCAGCTTTTCCAAGTAAAGTTCTATTATCAACTTTGGTTGGATCACCAAATTTTTCTACATTACCACCTTCAGCAGCACCTTGTGCCACTGCTTGAAATATTTGTTTAATCTGTTCTTGCGACAAATCTGCTTCAATAAGAGTCCGACGGTAGTCACGGAATCCGCGGTAGATCGAATTATTTTCTAATAAACGAACTTGTTGTGCTTCGCTTAACATTGGTTTGTTTATTTTTCGACTTTCCGATCGAACTGTTGCCCGCCCGTGAACTCTTGTTAATGCTTTTAATAGATCTACGTCTATGGTCAATGGTTGAAACGATGGGTCTTTAGTCCATTTAATCCATTCGCTTCTAAGCGTTCTCCAATCAGCGTATACATTCGAAGAGCTGCTACCACTGCCACCAGGACCAGTAGTTCCACCAGGACCAGTAGTTCCAGGTGCAGGACCAGTTGCTCCACCAGGACCAGTAGTTCCAGGTGCAGGACCAGTTGCTCCACCAGGGCCAGTTGCTTCGCCAGGATCAGTAGTTCCAGGTGCAGGGCCAGTTGCACCACCAGGGCCAGTTGCACCACCAGGGCCAGTTGCACCACCAGGGCCAGTTGCACCACCGTCAGTGGCCATTCTTCTTGCTATTTCAGTTTGTGCCCAGGTGTTAAATGCTGCTGGACTTACAGAACTTGGACGACCTACTGTATCGGCTTGCATCCATTTTGCAAGAAATTTTTCAGCATCCATTGGTGTGGGTTCGCGACCGGACATTTTAATATTTTGAGATTGCTCTCCCCACGCAGCAGTAGCTTTCTGACTTAAAGCCGAAATTAATTTTTTTTGTTTTATTTCGTTTTGTCGAGCATTCCACCCAGCCCGAGCACCACCGAATCCGCCTTGAGCGAATCCTTTTAATGCTGATGCAGCCGGTCTAAAAAATGCTTCTTCAAGTTCTTGCTCAGACATCGGTCTTCTAATTTCAGCTATTTTCATTTTTGGCCTTTCTAATTCCACGGATAAATTTAGTTTGGTCGCCGGTTCTTATACTATTAATAAGACGTTTTTCTAAATCTGCAGCAGTCTCAGGATCAAAATTTTCTTTGAGATAATTTAATAAATTTATGGCACCTTGAATAACATGTACAGCACGATTCTCAGTTAGCTGTACTGCATCGCCACGTCGTGTGGTAAAATCAGCTAATTCATCGAGAATACTTCTGGTTTTTTTCTGCAAAATCGGCTCCAAAACGGTATCAAATATTTACCATTTCGTGCTTATTTATTTTAATTCAGATTGTTGTTTTTGCCCAACTGAGTCAACATTTGTTTGAGTTTATTGCTCTGCACATTAGCATTGGGTTTAGTCACTACAGGGGAATCTGTGTTTCCGGGATTGTTTTTAATTTTATCTAAAATACTACGTGCGCTATCACTGACTGTGCTATCTGACTGCTCACCGCTGTCAGTGACTCTGAGTGTATCAACATCAAAATCTAAATCAATTTTTTGCCCAACACCATTACTGTTACGAGTTTTTAATAACTGTAATTGATATTTTCCGCGCTCACGCATAGCTCTACTAGTATAAATTCCAATAAAGTTATCTGAAGTGTTGATTTTGCTGATACCACCACTGATATGTGCATGATTGAACTCCACTTCTTCTTGAGCACTACGATTAAACTGCGCCGCAGTTAACAGCACAATTTTGTATTCTTTGGCTAAATTACGCAATTCTTCTGCAACAAATTTGTCTTTGGTAAAAAAGTCCGACGGATTTACCTTAACTGAACTGGGCATCAACAAATCCAAATAATCCACCAACAAAAAGTCCAATGGGCGTCCAGATTTAACCATCAGCTCCTTAACATAGCTACGTACTTGATTTACTGTACTCTGTGCCGGCATATATTTGATTTGAAATTTACCATACTTACGTGCCGCCATACGCACAGTCATCTCTAGATTGTCTATATCTTTGAAGATTTCTCTACTGGCAATGCCCGATATCATGCTATCAATACGCATAGCATACAATTCTTCACTGAGTTCCAGTGTAATACAAGCACCGTTCAATCCACGCTCTAGCCAATTTACTGCTAGATTTTGCATAATCAAACTCTTACCACCACCACTTTGTGCTGCTACAATTTCAAGTTCACCGCGATTGAATCCACCATACAGCATTCTGTCTAAGGATTCCCAACCAGTGGCAACTTGTCCGTTTTGATTACGCAATGCCGCTAAACGAGCCTTGGGATCAGCGAAATAGTCTGTGCCCATATCACGCACAAGACCAATCTGTACTGCTTCTTTGATTAGTTTTTCAACTGGATCATAATCACCTTTCTCAATGAGATCTGCACTTTTTAAGATAGCTCGTTCTAATTCTTGCCGACGACTAAATTTTTCAAATTCATCAAAGAACCATTCAATATGTTGCTCGGATAAATCGTCGATGCGTTTAAAATCTTGTTCTGCAACTGCAGATATCTGTTGAAATGTGGGAATGCTTTTATATTCTTCAGTATGTTCCTGTATAAACTTAGCCGCAGTTCTAAGACTGCGATCAAAGTTATCAGGATTAAAGATACCCTGTACACGGACATAGCAATTAGCGTCCGTGAGCATAACTTCAATAAAAAACTTTTGAATATCTACACTAAATTCTTTAAGCATTATTCCAACGTGTCTTTTTGGCTAGTAATTTTACTTTTAAACTATTGTACTCGGCGCTGTCGAGTATAGTTTTAAGTACAAATAATTTACCATACTTTATCACAGCATCATTAATATCTTTACAGGTTTCATTCCAAACCGGAAAGCTCACGGACCAATTATACTCAATGGCTAAATCAACTAATCTTTGCCCACTAGCGTCCCAGTCCGGTACTACAATAACATCACGGCCCAAACTATCAATTTGATCAGCTTGCAGTTCGCTAATCTCGTTGTGCATAACTGCAACACCATCGATACTCAATGCATCAAATAAGCCTTCACAGACCACGACTGTACGCCAAGACTTTTGTTGTTGATCAATATTAAACACATACCCTGGCTGTGTTTCCATATAATACTTGGGCTTGAGCCAATCCACTGTGCTTCTTCCACTGTATCCAACTATTTCTTTTTGATGATTAAACGGCACAATAACTCGTCGATGAATATTTTTAGCTGTGTCATTGGTCCAATAAAAATCATATTTGGTCATATCAACTGCTCGACCGCTAACATAATCCACAGCATCTAAAAATTCAGTGGGACATTCATCTATACCTTTAAGAGCAAAAAATTCAGCCCAAGCAGAAAAACTCAATGAACCTTCGGGTAATTCTTTGCGATCAAATCGAACTTCAACATCTTGCTCAACAGCTTCATCGGTCGCGGTTTCTTTTAATCTAATAGATTCCAATATTAAAAATCGAATTTTACTTTCATCGATCCCTAACCAAGACAAAAGTTTACGCATTTTGTAGTATAGTGCTCGTCCTGGTCGATAGTGTGCAGTGAATCCACAATTAAAACAACTATAAGAAACACTGCCATCCGAACTGGCTATGATACCGCCTCGACCACGACGATCTTGGTTGTGTCCATTATGATGACAACAGACTGCATTAGCACTGATCCATCCACTGGGACTGGTCCGAGTACGGTTTCTGGTCCATTGATCGAGAATGGTTTGTTGTATGATATTAGACATAGTTAGCTTTAATAGTTTATACTATCAAAGCCACAAAGTCAAAATTTTATCAATCAAGTTCTAGACAGTATCTTGACCACTGACCCCGAGGTGGTCGTGATTTTATAGCGCATAGCAGTGTATCCGTCATCAAAGGATTGAAATACAGTTTGCGCTTGAGTGGTATAGTTAACTGGAGTCAAATCAAACCAACTGCCACTGTTAATGTTGGCCAATGGATCCAAAGTAGCCTGTGGTGTAATAGTACCAGTGAAATTACTGAAATAAATCTGGAAGCTGAATACATTGCTTAGTCCCAACGGAACTGCAGAAGAAAGACGTTCATTGACCCCAGCATCGGCCAATACCAAGGTATCACTGACATTGAATGCAGGTGCGTGTCCATCTTGAACTTGTAGTTGCCCGCGAGCAGTAAAATAATCATCAGCAAATAAAAGGAATTCTTGATTTGTAGCAGTTGCAACTGCTCGAAGAGCATAATTGTACCATTCCTGATCCAAGTTATTAACTTCATCCTTAACTAAAACAAAATTAAAAGTACCTTTGGTAGCATCAACAGCAGATCCTTCAATCTCAATATACTTGGAATTGTCATTGTCGTTGATTACAGATAAAAACAATCTATGATTTGTTAAGTTTACTGGCTTTTGATCACTGTTTTTAACTGTAAATACTACATTATTGTCTATTCCTCGATGAATTTTTAATGTTCTAGCATACACAATTTTATTCCTTGTAGTTATCGTGGGATCGACATCTGCCAAAACTTCAACTCGATTTGGGTAATAATAAGCGTTTATGCGTTGCATAGTCTATCCAAAAAAATTTTACGCAGTTCGAAATGGTAAATATACTGCTCGTTTATTTATTTGATAAGTGATAGAACTTAATTACAAAATCTTGCTAGACCAATATCCTTTCTTAACTTACTTAACCTATGGAAAAACTGAATTCATAGGTATTATACAAAACGTAGATGACATCGTGACTACTATCTACGACTATGGTAGTCTGCGTACCCAACAACAAAAACTAGACTTTTTGCGTCTAGGAGAAGAATGGTGGTGGGAAAGCAGTCGCCAAATACCTATTAATTTGTTTATTAAACAGGATTGGACTCAATTTAAAGATGTGCTTAAAACATTGAACAGTAAAGATGTTAATATTAAGCATGGACCCTACGTGAGCCTTAAAGAAATGAGTGCTAAGAAAAGCAAAAGACGCAGTATTACACTAGTCAAACGGATTGGCTAAGCAAATTAACGTGTACAGCTACTAATAAACTGTAACTCATCGCATGGCTTTTTTTAAATCCATAGCTACCGTCTTCGGACTTTTCCCAAATTGTTTTTTCAATCCAACTCCAAGGTCTGCCCACTAACGCACGTTTAGCTGGACGTATCAAAGCCAAAAACATAGCCATATGCTCAAGACTGCTTACAGGCTGTGCTAGTTTTTGATACAGGTTATAATGATTACCAATATGCACTACTTGTTGAAAGAAGTTGGGATCGTTTAATAATTTCCAATCAGGTGCGGTATTAACTAACTCAGTTAGATGTGCCCGATCACGCACCAATTGATAGACACTGTTATTAATCAAATCAATTTTAATGTAACCACGTTCTTCAGCTTGAACGTAATCCAACGATGCGTAACCAGTTACTGGATTTTTAGGTATAGCAGTAACATAAATTCCAGTGTTATGTTTGACCCAGGTATCGTCCTTTTTTATTGCCGCAGCAACATGCTCGATGTGCTCAAGTATCTTTGTTCGATCTGCTAGATCAATATCAATATCACCAGGACGTATATTCATAGTCCCGCCTGTCCAACTAATTCCTTAGCCCATTCAAAATCAATAGTTCGTTTTGAAAAATTCTTAGTCCAATAATCACTGTCAATATATTTCCAAATATGATCTAGATTTTTTTCGTCTAGTCGATCTAGAAAGTTCTGTCCAGTTTGTGTAGTGTAAACAATCCAAGGACTAATCTGACCACGTTGGATATCAAAACAAACTCTGTTCTCTGTAGCATACTTAAAGTAATCTTGAAATCTTGATTGCTTTTCTTCAGCCCATTCAGTCATTGTTTTAATACTACGTTCCAATGCTGGTGCTGCTGGTTCTCGTCTAAGGTAGTCAACTAAAAACTCGTCATAGTAACTGTCCTTGGTCCAGTTATCTAACTTGTGATTGTTCTTCAGTAACCAAGTACATAAAGCTTCGGCATCCACTGCACGAATTTCAACACAGTATCTACCAAATTTAACAAAGGCCAAATAATAAGGACTATCTACAAAGTTTCGATAGGATTTTTCTTCTTCAGACGGTTTAATGCTCTGATAAAATTTTTGAAAACAGCGGAATCCTATGCGTACACCCGTTTCATTCTCCTGTGCCATTCGGCGTTTTGTTTCACAATTGTGTGCAGCCAAAGTTGTTTCTCGAACAAAGGCACTGCCACAATATTCGCAAACATGTTTTTTATTTAAAAAACTTTCGGATTTCTTCTTCGGACCAGCCATATTTTCGTGCCAAATCTTCAAAATGTCGTTGATCATTTAATTGTACCAGTAATTCCAAATCTTCAACTTTTTCTGTTGGGCGTATCATCTTTAAAAACTTTAGACATACGTTTGAGCTTTGTCCCACGCTTTTAGGAAAGTAATGTCGCTGTACCCCCATTCCCGGACTTACAGTTGTACACGATAGCCATTGTAACTTGGGATGACGGTTGAGATCAAAAAAGTTTATGTTAACGTTTTCGTTGACTGCACGTAGATAGTAAGCTTCGAGATCCTTATTGCCTTGTACTGCCGAACCCCATTTTAACATCAGATAGGTGCTAAACTTTTTCTTTTCTTCGTCAGTAAGACTATCATAGAAGCTTCGATTCTTACGATCAAATGCTGCCATTTCATTCCGTATGTCTAATCGATCGCTCATAATTTCTACGTTTGTCGGGTGTTACTATACCATACTGTTGATAAAGATACAAAATAAAATGATCTAAACTTTGCTCGGCTGGGTAATATACATCTTTATAAACCTTGTAGGCTTTCCAAACACGATCTAACCATTCCATATCATTCATAGTTCACCATATTTTACTGTAATTAACAATTTCACTTTGCTTACTAATATCACGTACACAATAGACACAAAGAGGTTGCTCTTTGCTTTCTAAAGGTACAGTGAGCAGTTGACTGGGTTTGAGTTTTGGCACAAACCATTTAACATCTTGATAGATATCAACTACTTCAATCTTTTTAAATTCGGGTCTAAAACTACTTAGAGGGTTAAACACAAAAGCATTAAATCCTCGATCATTGACCGAGGTAAGCGGCACTACTTCTAGATCGCCTTGATCAGGTTCGCCAATCAATATTTGCCAATCAACAGGCATAGTAATACGTTGCGATCCAATTTCGAGTACCAATGCCGGAGCATTAAAACTCTCTAAAAAGATCAGTGGTATAAAAAAGTAGTCAGGATCCTTGTAGTTACTGTTGTCTAAAATACAAAATCTTAGATCATCAACTTGTTCGGGGATTTCATTGAGGTCAAAACTTTTATTGTTGAGTGTGAGTATGTTCATGTTGTTATTATACTATTGCCAATGTATTTTTTCAACACTATACGGATAGTCTGCTTCTGCATAGTATTGTTTTCTTTTCGTTAGATGTCTCTTACTAAACTTGCATGTACTGGTGATATCCCAAATTTCCACATGGTCCTTATCGAATCCTTTACGTAGTCCTCGTCCAATACTCTGTATTACACGAACAAAACTTTTACCAGGTTCAAGCAGAACTAGGTTATGCAGTTTAGTGATATTAATTCCTACTGCAGCAATACCATATGTGGCTACCAACACCTTGTTATCACTGAAATTGACTTCGACGTACTGCTCCTTGCGATCTTTGACTTTAGTAGCACCACTTAGAAAGGTAGCATTGTTAACAAACTCAGACAGTTGTTTTCCAGGCTCAACACGGTCAATTAATACCAGACTGTTGCCTTCGAGATTGTTAATTATTTGAGCAATATATTTAAGCCTATCTGTGTTCTCCAAAAGATATTTAAGTTCACTTTGATAAGTTTTATACTCAGTATGATCTACCAATTGCATGATATTAACATTGCAATCGGCCAGCACACCTCGATCCTGTAGTTCAGCCGCAGTAATACGATTAATAACTTCACCTACACTGACCTGTAGACTTCGAAAGTCATGTTCGTCTTTGGGTATGGTTCCGGAGACGGCCCAACGAATCGGGATATGAGCTAATACATCTGTCATTAATGCTTTAAGCTTGTCGGCTTTTAGACTGTGACATTCGTCGACCATAACACAGACTAATCCGTCAGTGACATCATCGATGATGTAGTCTGTGGGATCACGAGCCAATCTACGGTTGGCCGGTTCATCCTCGCTGTTACGTCCTTCGCTATTTTTAAGCAGTTGGTTCAGACTTTGCCACGTAGAAATAATATGTTGATGATCAAGCTCCTTACGATCACCAAAGTAAACACCAACATCCAAACCAATATTGATATAATCTTCTTCGGTCTGAGTCACCAGATTCTTGCTAGGAACAATAAGTATGGTGCGACCATACTGTCCTGCACACTTGGCCAAAGTAGCTGTCATCAGTGTTTTACCAGCACCAGTAGCAATACATTGAATGGATTGTGTGTTGGTTAAAAAACTATTCACCGCATCTAGCTGATAGTCTCTTAGTTCAATGGGCTGCCCTTCGTTGGGATGACCCTTGGGCCAACAACACTCCTTCAAGTAATCTGCAGTGATAGGTTCGAATTGATATCCAGTTCGATACTGTCTTAGGTCATTGATGTTTAGTTCGTACCCGCGTTCATCTAGCTCAGGTAATATCTCCGGTAGTAGATTGATGTAGGTACTACCGCCCATGCTAAAAAAAGCAGTAGTTCCGTCCCAACGTCCTAGTCTTACTGCTGGTATAAATCTTGCACCCGGTATTTCATATTTGAATTTTTTGTTTAAATGACGTCGTGTACCAGCGTCTAATCCTTCGATTTTGACATTGACTTCGTCTTTGATAGTTAGTGTAGCTGTGGGCATATGTTATAGGTTATCCTCATTTTACAACATCGGTTAAAAAACGATCGCCCCAGTAAACAATTTTTCGACTGGTTTGACCCCAATTGTTCTTGATCAAATAAATGATGCTTTGTCTTGTTACAAATACACCAATGGGTATTGTTGATCTAGATTTAGTAGTTTCAGAAAAGAAGATCAGTCTGTTTTGTACTGGATCTAGCTTTTCCAACTTTTGTTTATTATTTAATTTGAGCACACGGTTTTGCCCAAAGTAATTATTTAATGCTGCTAAATCCTCGATATCAGATGAATGCCAAAGCACAGGCCAAAGATTAACAGTCTCTAGCCATTGAAAAAACTTTTCCTGTACTTGATCGCCAGGACGAACGTGTATCATTCGGCGACTGCTCCATTCTACCCATTGTGGGTCAGCACCTTCTTGTTTGGCACACTCCGTGACTTTGGGGTCTATGGTTACTTGCCATTCACTGGCACGTGTGATTGCCTGTAACAATGTTTGTCCGGGTTGATTAAGTTCTTCTAGATTCATGTTACCGGGATTGTTTTCGATCTCTAGATCTCTTATGGATCCTTCGGCAAGTTTCAACCTAGGTATCATTAAATTATTGTAAAAATGTTCTAGCAATTGGTTGTGATTGAATTTTATTTCAAAGTCTTTTTCTTGTGCCCATTGGACGATCCAGACTAAGTTTGGTATAGTTGCTGCTGCAGACCAAATCCTACGTTCACGGTCAAACACCACTGTACCGCAATTTAGAAAAGTAAGGGTCCTTATTTCGTTGACTAGGTCAGCATTAAAAGGAAATCGTATCTGAAACTCAGAAAGATTTTCGTCGTAAATAATGGTCTTCGATCGATCAACAGTCCTTAAAGGCATTCGCAATGGCAAATTATCTGGTACTATGACACCTTTTTGTTGCAGTTGTTTTCTATATTTATAAACTAGTTTGACTGCGAGCTCGTACTGTCGATCAGTTAGAGGATTGCCACAAAAGGTTTGATAGCTCATTGTTCCTACAATGTTATGATCGTAATTAGCTAACCGAATATCATGATTCACAGTGAAAGGAAAAACACTTGCCGATTTTCCTTGGTTAGTTTTATAGCCACCAATGTATTCTAAAAAATCTTCGAGGTATGTAAGCATAGGTCTAGTATAGCATCTTACTAAAGCAAAAGTCAAAAAAATACCGGCCGAAGCCGGTATAAAGTACAACACGGATTCTGTTTAGGCAGCAGGCTTCATGCAAGTAGTCTGGGCCATCAATTTCCAACGAAGCGGAAAGCTCTTACGCAGATCGGCAATCTTCAGTGCCATACGCAGACTCATTTCGCGAAGTTGATTCTGACGCTCATTCATAAAGTCAAGAATTTCGTTCTGTTCTTCTTGGCTGAAGCCATAGTCGTTAAACAATTGTCCATCACCAGCAATCTGTCGGATACGCAGAATCTTGTCACGCATAGTGTCCAGTGTAAGATCCAGATAGTGGCAACGGCTCTGCAGTGCATCCAAATGGTCGCGAAGCTTCTGCGATTTCATTTGATCGAACTTAAGATTCGTAATAAAGATTACAGAACCTTTGAATTCGAACTGATCGGGGATACCTTCGCGACGCAAAGTGCTGCTCTCTGACAGCCAAGAAATCTTGCGCTTCTTGCCCGAATCAAGAGCACCTTTGAGCAAGTTCAACGACACATCGTCAAGCAGAATGCTGTCGCAATCATCAAACACTACTACGCAATTGGCGTCCGAATATTTGTACAGGGTTTGATACAGACCGATTGGAGTAGCCGAACCTTTGACTACTTCGGCACGAAGACGCTTGCCGGCGATCTTGTCGAACAGACAGGCCTTTTCGATTTCTTGTTCAACACCGTGACTCTTGCCAACTCCGGGCGGACCTGAAACAATCATAGCACGGATGTCGCCGCTGGTAGCAGCCTTGGTCATATCCGTAAGAATTTCGAAACGTTCACGGATACGAGCAATTGCTTCTTCGTCAGTTTCGACTACTGCTTCGACCACCGGGGCAGTCGGAACAGATGCCGGAGCATCGCCAGTGAACTGATAGTCCTGCGGACCTTCTACATTGACGCGAATGGTCTCAGGGAAGCCAGGAAACTGTCCAGAATTGCGAACAGTAACGAACGCACTCTTAGCAGTCTTTTGGAATTGGCTAACAAGCTCGAACACTTGACCAGCCACACTCTTGTTACGATAAGTGCCGTTAACGATGCGAATTTGAGCCATTTGTTTCTCCGTGTCGTTTGTTACAGTTTTAATAGTATAGCACCAAATAAATGGGCTGTCAACCGATTAAAAATTCCAGTTCTTCGCGGGCTTCTTTTTCGGTGTCGAATCCCGAAGAATCGTAGGATCCGTCGTAGAGCTTGACGTAGTAGCCGCCTACACCCGGACTGTGATCCAGGTCCAACCCGTACTCACCGAGTCCCTCAACAACATAGATTGGCTTGTCCATTTTCTGCTCTTTGTTACTTACTATACCAATATTATAGCACCAAATAAATGGGCTGTCAACCTCTAATAACGACGTCCAAAACGCTGATTGTACTGGGTATAAAACCCAATGATAAAGTCCTCGACGTCGTTGGTGTTGAGATCGGCAGTGTTAGTAACATAATCCGGGCGACCCAGGAAGAAAGCGTAGGCACGACGTGGACCCCCACGATCATGTTCAATCTGAAGGTAGTCCAACATCTGATCGTCAAATTCCGGAACTTTGAGAGCCATTTTTTAACTCCGTTTTGCTACTGTATAGAAATATTATAACAGAAAAGAAATGGGCTGTCAACCGAAATTATAGCCCTAAAAGTTCACGTTCTTCGTCAGATAGTTTGGCCAGAGCTGCTAGCCGCACTTGACTTTGACGTAGTTCTTCGCGCTCTCTTTCTAAAGCCAATTCAATTTCTCGCTCAACAGTCTCAAGAGAACTTATGGTTTCATAGTTATATTCCGCAGATGGAACCACAGGTAGAACTACACTTTGCCATTCAGTTTCAAAACGATAAAGAGCGGGCTCTACCTGTTCCACTGTTTTGTTGCGCTTCAGATACTGGTACAGCATAGCCGAGAAACGATAGGGATAATTTTGAACAAACTCAGCCCAGGTGCGAGCTTGCTCGGCCTGCTGGAGCTCAGCTAATTGTTCTTTAGTCATCCTAGGCATGGGATACTCCCAATTTGATATTACTGAAAGAAATTATGCTGCTCAACCGCAAGGCACTGGTCAACGATTGAGGTGCGGCTGTCTAATGCATCAACCTCGAGCCCATAGGATTCGCGAGCTACTTCGACGAGCTCAATGTCTGACATGGATTCTAGTTCGGCACGGATTTGATCAAACACATTCATGATTAGTCCTTAGTGGGCAATTTTTGACAGTTTTTCGCAGACAACATCAATATTATACGGCATCATATTATTTGTGTCAACCCCCACATCCATAATTCTTCCCTTCGTTTGTGTGGGATTTCCGTGACAGTGCCCGTGTAACATAAAGCTTCCGCTATGTTTTTCATTCCAAGATTCAATAGGATAGTGCATCATTACAATTCGATTTCCATTGTATTTTAACTCTTTGTAAACCTGGATTGACTCAAAACAGTCACGAAACTCCTGTGACTTTAAGTTATCACGGTCGTGATTGCCTTCAACTAAATGT